GGAGTGTGTATCGTGCGGGGGGTGTCAGATAATAAATCACTATCCGAACCGCTGGACTACCAGCGCCTAGAACGCATCGAAGAGCTGCGCGTTTATCACATCGACCAAATATCCATTTCAGGCAGCCTGTATTCAGATGCGACAAAGCCGAACTTCGGGCAGCCGGAGTTTTATCAAATCAGCACCACAGGCGGCAGCTTTATTGTGCATGAGAGCCGTCTGATTCCGCTGCCTGGCGACCCGATGCCGCAGGATACCAAAACCCGCCGCATTTATTGGCAGGGTCGTGATGCGGTAACACGCGGCTATAAAGCGGTGTTGGAGTGGGAGGAAGCCCGCCAACGCACTAAATCCATCATGGAGCGCAAGCAGCAGGCAGTATTCTCGATGAAAGGCTTGGGCGACCTGATTGCCGCCGATATGGAACAGCAGGTGCAGCAGCGCATCAACGTAGTGGATTCTGTGCGCAATATCCTGAACACGGTGGCGGTGGATGCTGAAGACGGCTTCAACATCATCGATTTGGGCTTGGGCGGTCTGACCGACATCATCGGTAAGTTCGAACAGGTGGTGTCGGCGGAAACGGGCATCCCGATTACGGTACTGTTCGGCGAAAGCGCCAAAGGGCTGAACGCCACCGGCGAAGGCGACCTGCGCATTTATCACGAGCTGGTAGAGGCGGAACGCTTACGCCGTGCCCAACCCGCACTGGAGCACCTGATTAGCCTGATTGTGGCACAGCGCGGCATTCCTGGCGAACCGGCGGAAAGCTGGCGTATCGAATGGCCAGCACTATACACCCCGACCGCGAAAGAGGCCGGCACCATGCCGCTCTACCCCGAGTACGAATAAGCGGGCATAAGCGCAAAGCCCTGCCCGAACGGTTGCATTACATTGCTTGAAGCAAAAAGGGGGAGGGTGCGCACATGTTGTTTTTTTACTTTTACTCACATCACTCTCT